CCCAAGCATTGTTGCCCGTGCTGTTCAATCGGTAATGGAAGAAAAATATCAAGCCTATGTTGGTGATTCTCAGTTTTACGGCGCTTCTCGTTCCGACTTTAAAAATGCGCCAGAACATAAAACAGTTTCCATGCCAACATTCGAGTTGCCCCCGTCTTTTGTTGCTGCGGGTCTTAATGAGGATGATTGGGCTGAAACACCATATGAAGAGCGCTTGTCTTGGCGCGGATTAAATTAGGTTTTGTTATGTCATCTATAGAAGAGCTTAAAAAGAAAGCACTAGAGCGCAGAAAAAAGAAAACGCAAGCAGATGATTCATCATCTATTGTTTCTGATATAGCGCGTGCTGCTGGGCAGGGATTAAGCTTTGGGTTTGGTGACGAGCTTGTTGCTTTGGCTAAATCTCTTGGTGGCAAAACATATGAAGAGGCTCTTGCTGAAGAGCGTGAGGCTTTAGAGCGTTTTAGGGAAGAGTCGCCCCAATACGCTTATCCAATCGAGGTAGCATCTTCTATTCCCACATCACTTTTAGGCGTTGGTCTTTTAGGGCGTGGGTTGCAAGCCACTGGAAGACTTATTCCCTCTGCGATGAAAGCAGCCCCTAAAGCTGCATCTGCCGCCGCACAAACTGCTGAAAAAGTTGTTCCTTACGGCGCTAGGCCAGCTATTTCTCGCGTTGTACAAACTGCTGAAAAAATTATGCCTTCAACGACTACCGCTAGGGCGGCTGGCGCGGCTGCTGCTGAAGGCGCTTTATACGGCGCAGGCGCTGCTGAAGAGGGTCAGCGTTTAGCTGGCGCTGGTGTGGGCGGCACAATAGGCGGTGTGCTTGGTGGTGCTGCTGGGGCTGCACTTCCCAGAGTTTCTGAGCAGGCTAAACTATTAATTAAGGAAGGTGTCCCTGTTACGGCGGGTCAAGCAATGGGCGGCCTCCCTAGAGGTATTGAAACTGCTATGGGTGCTGTTCCTGTCGTTAGGGAATTTGTTGAACAAGCTAGAGCCAGAGCTATATCTGGATTTACAGGAGCAACAATGAATAGAGCCTTACAGCCTATAGGTAGGTCTATTCCAGATGCAAAAGAAATGGGCGGAACTCAGGCTTACGATAAAGCGCTAGAAATTATTTCAGAAGAGTATGCAAAAGTTATTCCCTCCTTGAGCGTTGGTTCTGCCGAAGAAATGGCGCAGGCAGTTCAAAAAGGAATTGCACAAGCTGTCGATGCTCAACCCACTCTCTATGGAAAAGACTTAAAAGAGTTTAGTGACCTTGTTGGCAATATTTTTTCTAAAATGCCCGAATCTGGCAAGGTTGATGGAAAGGTTCTTAAAGAAATTGAGTCACGATTAGGCTCTGCTGCAAGAACAAAAATAAAAACTGGTCGCCCAGATGTTGCTTTTGCCCTGAATGATGTTAAAGCTGCTTTTAGGCAAGAGTTGTCCCGTCAAGATGATACTGGCTCTAAAGCACTTGCTAATGTCAACGAGGCCTACAAACGTATTCTTCCTATTGAGAAGGCTGTAAATAAGGCCATTGCAGAAGGTGGCGACTATACTCCCAAGCAGCTTATGCAGTCTATGAGGCAGCAAGACCCAAGAAAAACTGCTAGAGGAAAATCGCCAGACCAAAAATTTGCTCAAGCAGCACAAGAAGTTCTGGGTAGGCGTAGGGGTGAGGGCGCTTTGGTTGCTCCATTGACGGGACTATCTGTTGGTCAGCAGGCTCTTTCTGGTAATCTTGGGCCTCTTTATCAGCTTTTAGGTACAGCAGGAGTTGCTGCGCCTATGTACTCTCGCGCTGGAGTTCCGATTACTCGCGGTTTGTTGTCTGGAGCAGGTGAGGCTGCAAGGTCAGTAGTGCCAGCAACAAGCGGGTTAATATCTAGTGGCCTTTTAGGACAGGAATAAAACTATGGCTAAGAACAGTATTAGAGATTATGCAAACACTGCCGCATCTAACACAGATGTGCAGGGTCAAAATATTGATGAGGGCTGTAGCCCCGCTGGCATCAATAACGCCATTCGTGAGGTTATGGCTGATTTGGCTGATGTTAATGATGGCACTATCAAGCTTGTATCTCCGTCTTTTGATGCGGCAACCATTGGCAGCACAGCTATTGATGCCTTTCCATCTGGCACAAAAATGCTGTTTCAGCAAACTACCGCACCGACTGGCTGGACAAAAGACACTACGCACAATGATAAAGCGCTAAGAATTACTAATGGCACTGTGGGTACTGGCGGCAGCGTAGCTTTTGAAACTGCCTTTGCAAGTCAAACGCCTGCTGGCTCTATTTCTGTTACTGTTGCATCGCACACTCTAACGCTATCTGAAATCCCATCTCACAGTCACGACATTGATTTGTTTGACTCATCCTCGCCAGACGGCTCTCCCCGAAAGGTTGCCGCAACAGATGACATTAATGACTCTCGCGGCGCTACTGTTTCTGAAACCGCTGGCGGTGGGCAAGGACACGGACACCCCAACTCAACTGGTACGTTTACAGGCACACCCATTGACCTTGATGTCTCCTATGTGGATGTAATTATCGCAGCAAAGAACTAGGTTATGAAGCTGGAGGTCAAACATAACTGCCCAATAAATAACTTTGAGCCATGCAAACAAATGGAGTGTGCTTGGTTTATTGAGGTGCGTGGTATGCACCCACAAACGGGGGAGCAGATTTCAGAGTGGGGTTGTTCCATGTCCATGCTGCCTGTGTTACTAATAGAAAACGGCAGGCAGACATCTCATGCTGGTGCGGCAATAGAAAGCTTCCGCAATGAGATGGTGAAGGCCAATGAATTAAACACAGAGATTATGGCTGCTGCTGTTGAGGGGCGTAACCCCAAGCTGATAGAGGGCTAATATGACTAAATCAAATATTACAGAATACGATAACACAGCCGCTAACAATACTGATGTTGAGGATGTGCCTTTGGGTGAAAGTGCCATGTTCCCATCTCATGTGAACAATGCGTTCCGCGAGATTATGGCTGACCTTGCTGACATCAATGACGGCACTGTTGCGATGACGAGTCCGTCAGCCACCTCACTTAGTGTAACAAACAATATCACTGTAGGCGGCACAGTTGACGGGCGAGACGTAGCGACAGACGGCACAAAGCTAGATGGCATTGAGGCAAACGCAACGGCTGACCAAACCGCAGCGGAGATTAGAACGCTTGTGGATAGTGCAACGGACAGCAATGTTTTTACTGATGCAGACCACACCAAACTTGATGCCATCGCCGCAAGTGCAACAGCCAACCCAAACGCTATTGATAACGTAGTTGAGGACACAACTCCGCAGCTAGGCGGCAACCTTGACACGAATGGCAACAGTATAAGCTTTGGCACAAGCCAGTGGACTATTGAACTTGGCGCAAGCAACAGATTAGATTTCAACTACAACGGAACAACTGTCTTTTCTCTGTCATCCAATGGCGCGGTTATATCAGCAAATGACATTACAGCCTTTGGCACACCATAATAGGGCAAGCAAATGGCACTTCCATCATCAGGCGCACTTGCATTAAGCGATTTCAACACGGAGCTAGGAAACTCTGCGGGAACGCAGATAAACCTTGACGCTTCAGCCGTGCGTGCCTTGATTGGTAAAAGCAGCGGCGCGGTTGCATCTTTCTCTGATTACTATGGTGCGAGTGCTGGTATCGGTCAGGTTGCATCTGGTAATGCGACTTACGCAAGTATTCAGTATGTTGGAGTAATACAAGAAGTAATGAATGTTCGTAGCGCCTTTTCAAACCGAAACGGCTACGCGACAGGCACTCCATTTACTTTGAATAATCGCACAACCGAGTTTCTGCGTCTTACATTCTTTAGTGGCGGTCAAGGCACACCATCTTGGCAATTTGAATTAGTCGATAGCCCCGCCTCAAATGTTCCTACAGGGCATCCTGCCAATAGTGGGTGGACAACAGTAACGCTGTCAGGGAACGGATACACTTACAGCTTTAATCGTGCGTCGGCTCAAAGTTATGTTAATAATTCTGTACTCTACGGATTAGGCGGCGGAAGCGCCACTCTATGTTCAAGAGGGTCGTGGACTTGGGGTGTTAATGACCACAGCAACGGCTCTACAAACCCCTTCCCCAACACCAACAACACAACTTCGTTCACTGTTAGTATGAGTTAGTTTTAATATGTATTCTTATGAAATCATAAACGATGAAGGTTTTATCCGTCTTGCAGCTACCGACCTTGAAGCTGGGTATGGTGAAGTTAGGATTGATGCCGTTACGACAGAGGAGCAGCATCAAGCTATATTGTGCGAGTTCTTTGAAGATTTAAAAGCACGCAAAATTTACTTTGAAAACCTTGAGGATAATTTCACGCGAAACTTTCGTGATGAAGTCTACATGGATGGCGAAGTCAAACGCACTGACTATTCTTGTGACAGGGCAGAGGCACTGACGGAAATCAATCGCCTTGTCGCGGCGTTTCCCGAATATACTGTCGAGCAGCTAACCGCAGAGGCACAGAACGTCATCGGTCAATACGGCGCATATCGCCCACCATATAATGATAATAGCATCAGCTTTTATGACTTCACCACGCCATCAACGGAAACACTTGCCGCCTATGGTTGCGATGCAGACACCTATGGCGATGACCTGTTAAATTGGCACGGCATCAAGCACGACCTGACCAACCAGACCAAGACAGCTAAGTTTGTGTTTACTCAAAACCACGGCACTTACTTGACCAACACACCATCTCCATTGCCGACTAACCGGCAAATCTTCTATGCGCGTATCCACAACGCTGACGGCACTATCGAGCCGTGGGTTGATGTCTATTTAATTTCGACCATAAAATATATGAGCGAATGGTGCGAGGAACACAGCCTGACATTCCCATTGCCTGACGATGTGACCGAACAGCCGTGGTGCTTTTCTGTTGTTTACAATGATGATACGGGCGAGATGTCCAGCGTCAAGGCTTACATTCGACACAGGTATGATGACTGATGCCAGAAATAAAATTAGACATATCTGACATTGATGAGCGTTTTTGGTCAACAATAGAGCAGGAACGTGTTACATTTGAAAACAGCCAAAACAACGGCAGAAAGAGAGTTTGGATATGGAAACTTTTATCACTTATATTACCGCTATCGTAGCAGCCGCTTCGGTGATTGCTAACGTAACTCCGTCTATGCGCGACAATGAGTGGTTGGCAAAGCTGGACGATTTCGTTCAGAAGCTTGCTCTAAACTTACGCAAGGATGGTTAAAATGAATGACGATGCGGCGATTGATTACGTTGTAAGCGGCGTGGCAATAACCGCGCCTGTCTGGGCAACCGGGCTGACTGTTTGGTTGAACCTTGCAATTGCTATCGGCGGCTTATTCTTGCTTGGTATTCGAATAAGAAAAGCTTTACAGGATTAAAGCAATGAACTTTGGCGAGACACTACTTGCCTACTGGCCTATCCTAACGGCAGCAATGGCTATGATCTGGTGGTTCAGCCGTTCTGTGTCTCACCTTGAAAACAAAACAGATCGTATGGATGAACGCTTGAAAGATAGCGAATCCAAAATCACTCAACTTTTTACTTTCTTTAATCAATCGACGCAGCGTAGGCTGGACAAACTAGATCGGTTAGAGGAGAGGGAAAAGTAAGTGGCCTTTACAACTGTTCCTAGAGCAGTGCAGATCGGCAGAGTGGGCGAGTTTTTAGCGCAAGCTATCTTTGAAGATAACTCCTATAAGACAGCAAGGGTAAATCATGAAGGGTTTGATTTGCTTGTCTTTGATGATACAGGAGATGCTATCAGAGTCGAGATAAAAGCCTCCAGCCGCAGTCACGGCAAGTCCTACAAGTTTGCGACAGCTACAGGCTCGAAGGCCAAACGATTGCTGTCGGCTGATGACACTGATATAGTTGTAATGGTTGCTATTGATTTGCGCCGGATTGTTGTTCGTCATGTAAGCGAAATAGTTCATAAAAGAACTACAGTTCCTGAGAGCAGTTTTCTGGATGACGAGTCAGAAGGAACACAGATTCGCAAAGCGATTGCAAAAGTGAGAGAGTTGAAGAAATGAATATCTTGAGTGCTGTTGCTGGTATTGCTGGTAACTGGGTAAATGGAAAGGTAGAGGAAAGCAAAGCTAAATCAACCGCACGAGTTGAAAAGGCAAAAGCTGACGCTGCTGTTCAGAAAAAGATTGCAACGGGTAAGGTTGATTGGGAGTCCCAAATGGCTGATGCCAGCAAGGATTCGTGGAAAGACGAGTATCTTGTGGTTGTCTTGACGCTCCCGGCTATCCTAGTTTTTGTGCCATCGCTGACCCAGCACGTGCGGGAGGGGTTCGCGGTGCTGGAGACACTCCCGCAGTGGTATCAATATCTCCTGTTTATAGCAGTGACAAGTTCGTTTGGGGTGAGGGGTGCAAACAAGTTGATGAGTATGCGCAGAAAAAAGTAGTAACTCCTGCGGGTAAACCAGCCTCCACCAAAGGGCAAATCACACCCAACTTTACCTTGCAGGAGATGACCAAGAGTCAAACCGCGACCCGGCTTGGATTGGATAACACCCCCACAGAAGCCCACATTGAAGCCCTTAGAGCGTTGTGCGAGAACGTGCTTGAACCTACCAGAAGCGAGTTCAACTCCCCTATAATAGTCTCTAGCGGCTATAGAAGCGAGTTCCTGTGTGAAGAGATAGGCAGCAAGCCCACCAGCCAGCACTGTAAGGGTGAGGCGGTAGACTTCGAGGTGATTGGTAACGATAACTACACAGTCGCTAAGTGGATACAAGATAACCTCCAGTTCGATCAACTCATCCTAGAGTTCTACGAGTCCGGCAAACCCAACAGTGGTTGGATTCATGTGTCCTACAAGAATGATGGACAGAACCGCAAACAAGCTCTAACGTTCAATGGTAGGCAATACCAGAACGGATTAGTTCAATGAGCGAGTATGATTTCAAGATGTCGATTGTAGAGGATACCGATGGGTTTCCTGTTATTACCTTGCAGTTTGTGGGGTTAGACACAATGGAAGAGGCAGAAGAATTAGCTAATCAGTTGTTTGCTATTATTACTGGTGAAGAAGAAGAACCAAAACAGCTACATTAAAAGCTTATTGATTGCATTAGTTGGTCTGGTGTCATTAGTTCTTCTTGTGTGGCACTGTAACATTGTTTAGTAAATCTTGGTGGCATTCCATATCTGGATTCTAAATATAAATCTTCCGACCACATACCACCAGCTATTTCATATTTTCCATCTTTTCCTGTCACCAATACGAACATATTGATTGCAGGATTTTTTCTCATTGAAACTAATCGTCCATTTTTATGGACTGTTGTTTTGACATCAATGACTAGATTGTTAAATGTGAGGTCGCCCGGATCTTCACCACGTGAGGAGGAACGGTGGTAAATCTCGAAGATTTCTGTCGGGTAAATACCTAACAGTTTGGAGAAGGCCAGTTCTCCCATTGCACCTTCGTAATCAACGAAGATAGGGTCTTGTACAGAAGCCCTAAGTGCATCTTCTGGAGCGACCTCACGAGCGGCAGCGTTTCGGGATCGCGCCACAAAGCTGCAAAGTCTTTTTTCTGTTTCGTTCAGTTTAATTTTCAAAGAACTTGTCCTGTGCTATGAGGCCAACACCAATGCGAACCATGTTCAGTAACGCTCGTGGTGACATGCCCCATACATTGTATGCTGGGTCTAGGTTGTTATCCCGAACACATAGCTGTGCCGGATAGTCTGGGTCGTTTGATTGGCGAAGGTAGATGAGGATGTTTTCTGGTATATCTAATTCTTCCAGCGCCTTCATTGCTGTCGCTGCTCTCATCTGCTTCCAACCGATTGAGTCATTGGGCATGGATGCAATTTCGCGCAGCTTTGACTCTGCCTGTATCGCTCTCTTCTGCCACGCTTCTAGTTCATCCATAATATGTTGTCATCTTTCCGACTAATTCTTCATAGTCTTTTGGAGTCATTCTAATCTTGTGGCCTATCTTGACTACTGCCACATTATGCTTGCGGCATAGCTTCTTCACATCTTGAGGGGGGACGGACAGTGCCGCCCCCACCTCTTCGATGGTCAGTAGCTTAGAAGGGGATTGAGTCATCCATTGGCTGGCTACGTGTTTCTGCATTATTACCACCTGATTGTTTGTCGCTTAGTGAAACAGACATAAAGTTCATATCATCTTTCTGCTTGCGCCAAGCTGCAATGCGGCGATGTCCAATCGGGCCAGTGTAGTCTGGCGCGTTAGCGTTATCGCCTTTTTTGTCATTTGGGAAAAGAGTTCCAGTCTTTTCATAGACATCCATAATTTTCCTACCGTCTGGCAGTGTAGACATGGTGACAATCATATGACTGTCTTTGCCATCATTGTTTACTCGTCCTGACAGGATCATCTTGTGGTTGTCACGGGGAGGGAATACTGCCCCGCTATCTGTGTTGTCGTAAGTTTGGCTCATTACCAATCTCCTTTTACGCCTTTACTATCTGCCGCATACTTGTTGTCGTGTTCTCCAAGGAACACATCGGCGTTGAATCCAAGGTGCGACAATGCCTTGGTCAGCCCATCTGTGACAGCCATCTTTGGTGCGTCCTCTGCGATGCGTTCTTTCTTGTAGAAAGTCCGGCAACCACTAAATGGCCCGAAGCTGTTGTCTTTTGAACCATGCCAAACTGTGATGTGTGCAAGAAAAGCCATATCACCATTCGCCATAGTCACTGTTTCTGTTTCGGAATCCCATCCCCATCCTTGTCCGATTGGGCCAAACGCACGAGTTGCCTCGCGTATCTGATACATTGGGTCAATACTGGTGAAAGAACGTGAGCTGAAGCTAACCTTCTTCAGATATTGTGAGTCCGATTGGGAGACCTTCTCCCATAGTTCCATATTGTTGCTCTGTGTCATCCTGTTTCTCCTTTCGCACAACAGTTAGAACAAGTCTGCTATTGCGGTATTCAATCCGCACAGCTTCGTCTGGCGTATGAATCCAAACTGAACGCCAGCCCAGTTCGTATTCATTACCAATCAGTTTGTTTAGAGGCTCGGCCTCTTCACTTATCAGTGGTGTTGCTGTATAGTCGGTCATGCTGTTACCTCCTTTCAGACAGCGTGGGGGCAGGGCGTTTCTACTCCGCTCTGCTCCCTTTTTTTACTTTGAAGCGCAGCGCACCACGCACATCTCGTTTAATGCTCAGTCGGTCATTGTAAACTTCTCGTTCATCTAGCCCGACCATTCCTTTCAGGTCTTTCTTGGCTGCTTCGTGTTCTTTGGCTGCGTCCATTGTGCTGATATATTCAGCCGCCCGAACTGCAAAGTAGTTGTCACTGGTGGCATCACGGGCGACCATATCGTTGATGGGGACTTGGTCTATGCTTGCAGAAAAGTGCGGCATAGATTGTGGCGGCTCTTCTTTGCGTTCAACATAGCCCCAGAACTCTTTCAAATGGACAAACATCTGTTCAAGATACTGGTCATCCTTTGCAACCTTCACATATTCATATCGGCTGTTGCCGAAGATGTTTGCAAAATACATTGCCTTCACGCCGGATATTTCTAGGTAGAGTTGTAGCTGTGGCATGTAACGTTCAAGCTGCTTACGCATTGTAGCGCGTTCATTTGTATGCTTGCACTCCAAGCCGTATCGCTCACCGCGCATCTTGAACTCTGCATCAAGTGTCGCCCGGCATGGCACACCTTCCCATTTGTAATGGTAGCGGTGTTCATAGTCTCCGTTTGCACCTTTGTAGCATTCAACTTGGTTGAACTTCTCAAACCATTTGATGTTGAACTCCTCAGTCCAAACGCCAAGCTGCACTTGTAATACTTTGGATAGGTCAGCGCCTTCACGATAGCCCATCTTTTCCATCCAGAGTCCATGCCAATCACCATCCATGATTCGCAAGGCGCAACTGCCGCCGATAGATACTTTTCTGATGTCGTTATCTCTACTCATTTACCTACCTTTTAATGTAAATTAGACCAATTCGGTTCAGTTTGTCTAGTATTTGTTTGCCTCAAAAACTGCCTGTGCAAAGCCCCTTGGCGTTGCGGATCTAATTCGTTTTGTCTTTTCTGTCTTGCCGCCAAGTTGCGAGTCCTGCGTGCTTCGCCCTTTGACAGTGTGGTCGACTGGTTTTTTCTTTGGCATCTTGAATAGGCCATTAGTCCATAGGCATGTTTTTTTCGAATACCTGTCTTGCCCGGCAATATAGTCAGGCCATATCGGGTGCTTGTCATCTGTTGGCAGATAGCCACCATACTCGAAGGGGTGAAAGGAATAATCAGGTTTACGCCATAGGCTCGACAGAACCGACACTGGATTTTCTACAAAGTATGGACAGCCAAGATAGTCTCCGACTGCGGCGCAAGCGATTGCGTGGCCAGCCGCTTCGTTTTGAAAGCGTGGGTTAGCTTCGCGCTTCTTGGCAAACCAAGCTGCCCCGGACACAGCCAAGTCAGTGCAAACAGGAAAGCAAGACATGAACATGGCGCGTCCATCGTGAAACGCCGCAATCTCATCAAGCGTTGACTGTTGGTGAAGGTCTGCATGAAGGAAGTTTATCCCGTCCTTTTGCGTATCCTCGTGAGCAATGTCATAGGCGTAGCACTCATACCCAGCATTGCGCCACGGCATGAGTGCAAACCCAGTGTAATCGTAAAGACTAATCACGTGCATTGAGCAATCTTTCTTTTGCTTTCTCTACAATGCGGCAAAAAGAATCTGCTGAAGCTGTGTAGCCCAGTTCTTGTCTGGTGTATTCAATCGCTGCATCACACTTTTCGATTGTCCAGCCTTGCCCGGCTGGGTCAAGCTTGTTAGGCCGTGGCCGTTCTTCGGCCGCTTGCCCGGCTATCTCAAACAATTTGTTTGCTTTGCTTTGGCGTTGTTGCCATTCGGCATTTACTTTGGCTGTATGTTTGGCAACCAAGTGAGGTGTGAACCAGATGCGGAAGTCATGCGCTGCCACGCATTTGTCCCATACCTTGCCGAGCAAATCATTGAACAGTTCGGCATTGGGTATGTCGCTGCTTAATCGTTGGTTGATTGCCTTGCGTAGTTCCTCGCCATAAAGTTTCTTTGATGCATCGCTTTGCTTTACATTATTTGGTGGCAGATACATTGTTGTCATCTTGCGGATGAAGTTCTCATGTATCAGTGCTTCTCTTTGCTCAAAGTTCATTGAGTCTCTCCATATTAATTCGATCGACCATTTGCTGCACTTCTGCTTTTAGTTTTTCGAAGTGTGGCTTGCGTTCATTTTCATACTGCATTGCCAGCAAGTGAGCCTTCATCACATTTGAATTGTAGATGTTGCTTTCTTCCATCAGTCGCTTGCATTTGCGTATTCCATGAATGACCGAGGTATGGTCTCGGTTCATGTATTCGCCAAGCGTTGTGGTGGTGTGTGCTGTGTTCTCATAAGCAAGATAGTAAAGCGCCATGCGCGGCTTGGTCTGTTTGAATGACCGCTTCTTGCCCAATAGTTCCTCTCTTTCAATGTCAAACACTTCGCACACTGCGCGTGTTGCACTGGCGGCTGAGTAGTATTTTGATTTTACATCATCAACCATTTCAATTTTAATCGCTTCCATTTTCTTTCTCCATTAGTTCCTCAATAATTCTGTCAGGCACAATCAGCACCCATTTGGGTGAGCCTTCCTCACCTTTGCCTAGCTTGAACAATGCGACATCTCGATTCTTCAAAACTGAGAATGGTGAGGGAAAGCCTTTCTCTTTGCGGTATTTGACCTCGGCAATGTAGTCCCGGCCATTCAAGTTGATAACCAAGTCGCCCGAATATTCTCCTCCAAGTGAGCCTGATAGAGGCTGGCGTTTGACCGCCAAGCCCCATCGTTTGAACAGGTCAACAAACCACTTCTCGTGGTATGTCCCTTTTGCCTTACTCTTGCTGGTCATCAGTCATTAGCCCCATATCTTGCAAAGCGCCGATTGCACTCAGCACATGATTTCGTGCGTGAATAACTTTCGACTCAGTCCCATATTCGACAAAGCTTTCTTGCTCTATGTGTCTGTTTAAGAGTGCGACTGCCTTCACCAAGTCATATTCAAAGCTTGGCTCTTTATAGTTTTCGCCCAACATTTGTTGCCTCCTTTACATAACAATCATCGCACTTTATCTCGTGCTGCTCTGGTTCAATGCTCACCAGCAAAGCGACAAACTCGTGGCGAATTTCGCCGCATGTCTCGCACTTCGCTGGCAAGCCTCGTTTATCTTTCTTCCTTGCCATTAGTCTGGTAACTCGTTCCAGCTTCGGCCTTCTTCGCAATACTCCAAGCACCACTCCTCGATGTAGTCCTTTGTGAATCCGCAAAGCACCGAAGCCTTTACATAGTTGATTAGTGTTACGGGCTGATCGATGTTGTCACCATAGAATAGCTTGCCATCCTTATTGTAAAAGCCTTCATTGCCGTTAAGGTTTGCCCCGGTTACTGTCTGCAATGCGTCAAACATTGCGCTGAGTTCGCTATGCGTTGGCGTTGTGCCTTCGCGGTTTACTAATGTGAAGCCATACCTAAACATCTTTAATCCAACTTTCTAGCGGAATGACCTTCGGCGTTTCTGGTATCCCGTCAGGATATGACACACCTTCCTTGTTCAAATGGTCTGCAATCAAGTGAAGTTCTTTTGCTGCTGCGTCTGCTGCAATCTTGTTGCTGCCCTCCAATGCTTCGACATAAACGCCGATGGTTCGCTTCCAATTCAGTTCGCTTGTGTCGTCTTCGACACTCTCGGACAGTTCGCCACCCATTTGCTTGCAATACTCCTCAAGCGCTGGCGTGATTACCGCATAAACTTCCTCGGTCTCTGCTGTGCCAAGAAATGTTTCTTTGCCTGACACCCAGCCTCCATTGTTTTGTATGTTGCGTAAATAAAATTTAATCATTTTTTCCTCCAGAAAAGAATTGAGTTTAAGAATCGCTGCCATTTCCTCTTGCGCCATTGCCAGCGGTTGAGGCCTTGGCGGTGCAGTTCGTCCCGTATCATGTCGCGGCCTAGTTTAGTCATTTGGATTTTCTCCGATTGCATACATTTCTTGCAGTTCGGCTTGTCGTTTGGCCTCGGCTTTCTTGAACATGACCGAGGCGACCAGTCCCGGCTTGCTCTCTGTCTTCACTTCATTAATCAGATTGTCCAATGCTTCGACATGCTCGGCGGGAATGTTTGCAGCTTCCCAATTACGCAAGGCGCGCTGGGTGAATTTTTCATGGTCAAAGCGTGGGTTTGTTGCGACCAGTTTGTCAGCTATGACCTCAATGCTGGTTGGTTTCTCTAGCAGAGGAGCAATCTCGTCTGCGATAAATTCAAAGTGTTTGCGTGAAAGGTTCATCTGTTTCTACTCCTATTTAATAACTCGATGAATGAGACGCACGCGCAGCTTGCGGCTTCCGTGTGCTTCGGGTGACTTGGTTTCGTATTGGTCGATGAGCAAGCCGTTTCGATATGTCAAGCAATGCTGCCCAGTTTCGATGTCGTAGATTTCGTTGGGGTCAAGGCCTTTGATTGCTGTAAGAACTTGCTTGCCTCTGTGTCCTTCGACTCGCTCCCACTCGTGGCCGTTTTGTTTTACCCAAGCGCGGCGCTGCGCGTTGTGTGTCCGACCTTTCCAGTTTTTCTTTTTGTCGAACCAATATGCCAACCAATCATAGACTGTCTGAATGTCTACATCGAACTGGCTGCTTAAAGCATACAAGCCACAGCATGGCAGTTTGTTGGTTGCCTTGCCACAAAGACGGTGGCGCTGCGCTGCTTCAAAGTTGAATTCGATTTGTGACATGATTTACCTCCTTGAAAATCATTCCTCTTTATACCCAAAGTTATACCCATTTGCAAGCCCTATGTTTGAAACAATCTTGCGTTGTTTAACTAAGTTAGCAATAATCTTTCGTCAGATTTTCGCGGCCTCGCTTCGCTCGGCGTTGAATGGACGCGCTACGCGCGGCTTGGTTATACATGGACGGGCTTGCCGCCCGGCTTCATGTTGCATTGGTGCAAGGGGTGTTGCAAAATTGCATCTTGATTCTCATTGACAAACCCTCTTAAACTCCGCAAGTGCGGCACACCTCGTGCCGTGCTTAGGATTATGTGCTAGTCGATGGACAAGCAAGATGGAAGGAAGGAAGGCAAGCAAATGGGTAATGCGGTCAAGAATCCCGATACAGGATTGACAGCCAAACAAGAGGCGCTTGTGGAACACTTGGTAGCCAATGGCGGCACGATAAAAGAGGCGGCTGCGGCGGCGGGATACGCGGACGGTGAAACGGGAAGAGTCAGCGCAAGCAAGGCTTTAGCTAAACCACATGTGCAGTCTTACATGATGCAAAGAGTAAGAGATGAGTTAGGCGCAAAGGCGACCCAAGCCCTCCACCAAGTGACGCGACTGTCAGCCAATGCGAAATCTGAGTATGTGCAGCTTGAAGCCTCCAAGGATTTGTTGGACAGGGCAGGATTGAAAGCGCCAGAGAAACACATGCATCTTCATGCTGGAGACATCAAGGTTGAGATTGACTTGGGGTAATACACCCCTTGAAAGAGCCGGGCAAAGACGAGCGTAAATCTAGCGTGGTGACTCAGTGTAGATGGGGGGTGGGGCAAAAAACGGAGACGTCCTATCTATATCAGGTCTCAAACAAACATTATTTCCTCTCAAGGCTCTACAACATTCCCCCTTCTCTTTCGCTGACAAAGAACGTATAATTGGGGCTGAAATTTTTTTTAGGTCAAAAGGTTCGTTATGGCTTTCAAGATAATTCCAGCTAACGCTGTTGCTTTTGCTAGATTCAATCTCGGCAACAAGATTACTAATGCGTTAGGTATTGAAGTTGCCAGCCAGACTGATATGAACCTTTCTTTGCTAGATGAACCTGCTAAAGATGTATTGCGTGAGGCTGTTGCCAATGCGCGTAAGGCTGGTCGCAACTATGTTGAGTATAAGGACTATCCGGCTATGGCCTCCGGGGAACGCCCCGAAAAATTTTATAGCGGTAAAAGGTCTGCAAGAAACTACTTCGATCTTTATGTAGAGTCAGCAACCGACCCTGTATTTGAAATGTTTACTTCTGTTGGTGGCTTTCGTTTTCAAGATTCTCCCGATGGCGGCTTTGTTATTCCCAATGATCCATATGACTTTGATCGCTCCAAGTCTCCCAAGAGTCGAAAAGCTAAAGATGATTATTCAAAGGCTGTGTATGCTGCCCAAGATATAGACCAGACTTATAGATTTTCTTTATCGGGAACTATTCCTCCCAAGGGCGGCAGTAAATTAGACACTAACTATATCGCTAAATTTGTTCGTGCTGCATACGATACTGTTTCTGATACTCTCCTTGCTGGAGGAAAGATTCTAGATAAACAGACTCCTTATGAGTTCAATGCTATTATGCGCGAAGGGATTGATCGCTTTGCTGCCGCACTGCCGGAAGTTCCTGAGATGATAGATTTAGCGGAAGTTGATTTCCCAGATATGCCAAACCTTCCTGAGTTTGTTTCGGATCTACAGGCTAGAGTTGTAAATACTGGCTATAACATTTCTAACAAGGTTGCTAACGGGTTTGATATTGACTTCAATGTTCCTCGCCTTGACGTAGACTTTGGTGACATACTCGATGTTGACTTGGACTTTGATGTTGAACGTCCCCGGCTTCCTGTTGCGGCACTAAGCACAGATCGCTTGGCTCAAGCCAAGGGTGCAGTAGAAAGCGCTTTTCAAGCAATGAAGCCAGCAGACCCAGAGGATTTAACATTCTCTCAAGCATTTGCTAGAAACCGCAGCGCAGGAAAAGACCAGTTTGAGTGGCGTGGCGACATGTATCATACTCGTTATCAGGAGGAGATGGATGTCCAAGAAGCGTGATCCCAAGCTTGTTCGTGCTGGAGTGAAGGGTTACAACCAGTGCAAAAGAACTCCTAACCATCCAAAGAAGTCTCATGTGGTGGTTGCAAAGGTAGGAAATAAAACAAAGCTTATACGTTTTGGTGAGCAAGGTGCTAAGACTGCTGGCAAGCCCAAAGCCGGAGAGTCGGAACGTATGAAAAAGAAACGCGCAAGCTTCAAGGCGCGTCATAGAAAAAACATTGCCAAAGGTAAGATGTCTGCGGCATACTGGGCTAATAAATGTAAATGGTGATTTAGATGGATTTCAAACTTACACCCGCTAAAAGCTTATTCGAATCTGTTTCAAAGGAATTTAAGGGTTCTGTTGAAGATAAAGCTATGGGCGTTTCTGGTATGGTAACCGACTCCAGTGTTGGGTCTATAGATCAAATGACACCGGGTAAAGCGCGGAGAATGTATCAAATTGGGCAAAAACAACTGCGCCAAGAGGTTAAAGAGGAACGAAAAAGAATTAAGGGGCTTGATATTTCAGTCCAAGAGAAGAGAAAAATGGACAGAAACTTAAGCAATGCGATTCTTAAAATTGATACCAAGTTTAAAAGTTTATTGGGGTTTAATAAGTGATGGCAAAAGATACTCCACATTTTAAAAAGGACGGATCTTTATTTAAGGGTGCTATGCACAAAATGCCTGATGGCACATTGCACAGTGGGAAAAAGCATACAAAAACCAGCGAAAAACTTTTTCATCTAAAAGATCTTCCAAAGGGTGTGAAGCGAAAAGCCCTTGTAGAAATGTTAAAAGCAAAGGATAAAGATAATGCCTAAAGCAGCCGGAAAGAAATACCCATACACACCTTCTGGAATCAAAGCAGCTAAGAAAGCTGCCTCCAAGAAGAAGGCCAAAAAGAAATCAATGTTGAAAGGATATTAAGTGAGTAAGCTTTATAAGATTGATGGTTCGGAATATATTGGTAAAGATTATTTTGTTCTTCCTGATGGTCGCCCTCACTCAGGCAAGTCATTTACGACAGATAGCATCCGTTTGTTTACTGAAGAAGAACTCGCTGATCGCGGCATTGACGCAGTAGCGCATGTGCCAGAAAAACGCGTAAAAAAACTTAAAACAAAAAATACCCCCACCTCTTTGCGTAAGTTGAAGGAAGAAGAGAATGGCGGTTAATGCAGCAGGAAACTATACCAAGCCTCGCATGAGGAAAAACCTGTTTGAGAAAATCAAGCGGGGTGGTAAAGGCGGCGCGCCGGGTCAGTGGTCTGCGCGCAAGGCTCAGATGCTTGCTAGAGAATACAAAGCTAAAGGGGGCGGCTATACTTCCTAATGGCACTCGCAAAAAGCCAGAAGTCGCTGCGCGCTTGGACAAAGCAGAAGTGGCGAACCAAATCAGGTAAGCCCTCGACTCAAGGGCCGAAAGCTACTGGTGAACGCTACTTGCCAGAGAAAGCCATTAAAGCACTTAGTGATGAAGAGTATCGTAGAACTACCGCAAAGAAACGTGCGGCTCGTCGTGCTGGCAAGCAGTTCTCCAAACAACCAAAGTCTATAGCCAAAAAGACACGGGCGTATCGTCGTGCCTAAGATTGCCACTATATTGGTTGCTTCCGTTCTGTTGGGCGGTTGTGCTGATATGGTTTACGGCAAACGTAACATTGGATTGGAGCAAGAGGCTGTCAACAATGCAATCAACCTTTGCAAGAAATTTGGTCACACTGTAGACACGAAAGAGTTTACGCGCTGTGCTGAACAGCGTTACGATGAGTATATGATCAACCACAGGTAAGTCATGGACAAGAAAGAACTGCGTAAGCAACGCAAGAAAGCAATTAAAATGCAGAACAATAGTTCTCGCAAAATGTCATTTGCAGAAGCCCTGCAAGAAATAAGGAAGAGTATGAATGAGTTTCCTACACACAATAAATGAGGAAGAACGCCGCATTCTTAGAACGATTGTAAAGAAGGTGCATCTAAAACATCACCCCAAAGAGTTTTGCACTGACTACGAGGCAGATAAACTTATATCTATTATTGCTCCTGATGTAGTCGAAAAGCTTATAAAGGTTGGCGTGGATAACAAAATTGACAACATTTAAGTATAAACCTGATGGTGATGTCCTAAGGGAGTTTATGAAGAATGATACTTTTTTTCGTGGCATTCGCGGTCCTGTTGGGTCTGGTAAGTCTGTTGGCTGTTGCGTTGAAGTATTTCGCAGGGCATTAGCACAGCAAAAGAATGACGAGGGCATACGCCGTTCTCGCTGGGCTATCATTCGGAATACAAATCCGCAGCTTCGCACTACTACAATTAAGACTTGGCTCGATTGGTTTCCAGAGAATCAGTGGGGTAAATTTCAATGGTCTGTGCCATACACACACCACATTCAACAAGGCGACCTTGATTTAGAAGTAATTTTTCTGGCTCTTGATAGACCAGAAGATGTAAAAAAACTGCTATCGTTAGAACTTACAGGCATTTGGATTAATGAGGCTAGGGAAATACCCAAGTCTATTATTGATGCTTGCACGATGCGTGTTGGACGCTTCCCATCTATGCGTGAGGGCGGGCCGAGTTGGACGGGGGTAATTGCAGATACTAACGCTCCAGAGGAGGATCATTGGTGGCCTATCATGTCCGGCGAAGTCCCAGTCCCAGATCACATACCCGCAGAAGAAGCAAGAATGTTAGTCGCTCCAGATAATTGGCAGTTCTACACTCAACCCGCAGCAATGAAAGAAACAAAGGACAAAGATGGCAGCGTCATAGAATACCTTCCAAACGAGAATGCCGAAAACCAAAAAAATATGTTGAAGACTTATTACTCGAATCTGATACGGGGGAAAACAAAATCATGGATAGACGTTTATGTAATGAATCGCCTTGGAGCGATTAATGAAGGGAAGCCAGTATATCAAATGTTTGCACCAGACTTACACATCGCTAAAGAAGAAATACCAGTTGCATCGGGAGTTCCCATTTTTGTCGGTCTTGATTTTGGTCTTACTCCTGCTGCTGTCTTTGGGCAGCGGGTTCGTGGTCGGTGGCTTATCCTCCAAGAGATTGTCGCATTCGACATGGGAATCGTGCGATTCTCAGAGTTACTCCGGCAGGAGATTGCTACACGTTATAGTGGGTGCGAAGTAAATATCATTGGCGACCCGGCTGGTGACTTTCGCGCGCAAACTGACGAAAGCACTCCGTTCCAAGTATTGCGCGGTGCTGGCTTGATTGCACGACCCGCACAATCCAACGATGTTTCCTTGCGTATTGAGGCCGTAGCTGGCACACTAAACCGTTTGGTCGAAGGCAAGTCGGGTATCTTAATAGACCCGCGCTGCAAGGAGTTGATCAAAGGTTTTGAAGGTGGCTATGGGTATCGGCGTATGCAAGTGTCCGGTGAGCGTTACGATGACAAGCCCGATAAGAATAGGTTCTCTCATATACATGATGCGTTACAATATCTAATGTTAGGTGGCGGCGAAGGACGAGAAATCTTAGGAAACAACAAAACTGCAAAGCCATTTACTATGAAACGCGAGTTTGATATATTTACACGGAAACCTAAACAAGCAAAACAAAGTTTTTGGGATAGGATGAAATAAGGTTAGGATATAATTATGGCAATATCAGCAGCGCAGAAAAGAGCATCAGATGCTCGTAAGCAAAAAAGCCTTATACAAGAGTATAACCTTGGTGCTGGCCTAGATCCAAAAACAAAACAACTTGCTGATAGTCTTTACAGGCCTCCTAATTTTTCGGCCTCTAGCATGCGGTCTGGAAACACTAGAGAAAGTGTTAATAGGGCTGCTTATCAAAAAAACGTAGATTTTATTAATAAATACTCTATACCAGAAACTATGTTTGCCGAAGCTGCTGCTGCTGGTGTTGACCCAAGAACTATTGAATCTTTTAGAAAACAATCTGAAAAAGCTAAAAAAGATGCTTTAGAAATACGCAGTAAGTCTGGCATGCCGGGAGCAGTTGGAGCATTTAACCAAGGTAAATTAAAAAATATTGGAAATACTATTGGGTTAATTACGGCAGATTTGCGTGCGCAACTCAAATCAGATGTTCAAAAGCAGCCTGAGTTCCAAGAGATTCGTCGCCGCAGAGAGGGGGCGGTAAAACAAGCTACTGTTGGTATGACGCGAAAGCGTGGTAAGGCATCTTTGCTGTCAGGCGAAGCTGGTGGTGCTGGTTTCTTTCAGAGGTATTTTAGATAATGGCTAATTCAAAAAAACCATCCCTTCTTGATGAGGCTCGTAGCGCGGGTGTTGATCCGCGAACAATTAGCTATTTTGAAAGCGCGACCAAAGCTGCGGAGAAAGCCGAGGCTCGATACAGACGCACGTTAAAAAAGAAGAAGCGCGGTCTTATGGGCAAGCTTCGCTCTATTGGCGGCGGCGGTAGCATTGAAAAGTATCGTGACCTCGCACAAAAAGCAAGGCTTGAGGTTGAGGATTTGGAGGGTCGCTTGCGAAGTGACATTAAAAAGCAAGGCGAACTTCAAGCTATTAAGCGTAAGCGCAAAACTATTGTAGAAGAGCGGGTTGCCGGAATGACACGCAAGCGCGGTAAAGCTTCTCTTTTGTCTAGCCCTGCTGGTGGTGCAGGATTTTTTGAAAGGTATTTTACCTAATGCACGAAACAGCTAAACATTACATTAAGAAATACGAAACTGCGCGAACTCAACGGACACCCTTTGAGGACTTGTTTCAAGAATGCTATGACTACGCTCTGCCGCAACGCGAGGGCTTTTATTTTAATGCGCCGGGGCAACGCCGCGATGACCGCATCTTTGATGAGACTGCGGTAGTTGGTGTTCAAGAGTTTGCATCGCGCTTGCAGTCTGGCCTTGTTCCAAACTTTGCACGTTGGTCTGACTTGGTTGCTGGCTCGGAAGTCCCAGATGAAGAGCAAGATGAAATAAACAATAGCCTTGATGAGGTTACTGAATATATCTTTGAGATTCTTGCAAACAGCAACTTTGCCCAAGAGGTGCATGAATCATTTATGGACTTGGCTGTCGGAACTGGCTGTTTGCTGGTGGAAGAGGGTGATGCAGTAAATCCAATCCGCTTTAGCGCAATTCCCCTTCCTAAAGTCGTGCTTGAAAACGGGCCGGATGATCGAATCGACCACGTATATCGGGAACGTGAAGTGCGTCACTCTGATATTAAGATTGTCTATCCAAAGGCAAAGTTGTCGCAAAAAACGCAGGATATGGCATCTAAAAAACCCGACGAGAAATGTAAAATTCTTGAAGTTGTATGTCGTTTGTATGACAAACCCAATCAAGAACGTTACGGCTATTACGCTATTGACAAGACTCACGGCGAGTTAATCTACCAAGAAATCTTTGAAGGTGTAGGAAGTAATCCTTTTATTTGTTTCCGTTGGTCGAAAGCTTCGGGAGAAGTATATGGTCGCGGCCCGTTGGTAAACGCGCTGTCTGCAATTAAGACAACGAATCTTACAATCCAGCTTGTGCTAGAGAATGCACAAATGGCAATCTCTGGTATCTATCAGATGGATGATGACGGGATTATTAATGTCGATACTATCAATCTTGTGCCGGGAACTGTCATACCTAAAGCGCCGGGTTCGAATGGCTTGCAGCCGATTGCTGCTGCCGGAAGCTTTGATGTTGCCAATCTTGTTCTTAACGACATGCGCTTGAATATCAAACGTGCTTTGTATAATGACATGCTTGGTGATCCTAACCGCACCCCTGCTACTGCTACCGAAATTGCAGAACGCATGGCTGACTTGAGCCGCCGCATTGGTTCTGCTTTTGGTCGCTTGCAAGCAGAGATGGTGCAGCCGATTCTACAACGTGTAGTGTATATTTTGCGGAAACAAGGCCGCATTGAACTCCCAACAGTTAATGGTCGTGAAGTAAAAATACGGAGTGTATCTCCTTTGGCGCAAGCCCAGTCTAATCAGGACATCACAACTGTTGCTCGTTTCTTAGAACTGGTGGGCGGTAACTTCGGGCCGGACATGGTTAATCTTCTTGTGGATTCAGAAGAAGCTGCCGTGTATCTGGCTAAGAAGTTTGGTGTGCCGGATAATCTTATTCGAGATGAGGCTGACAGGCAGCAAATTCAGCAAATGCAACAAATGATGGCGCAAATGCAGCAGCAAGGCGGTGTGGTATAAATGTCACATAT